TCAGAGGCCGTCGTTTGGCGTGGGCGCGGGCGTGGCGGGGGGTATTGGAGTCGCGGCGCGATTCACGGCGTCTTGGATCTTCGAATCGATCGGGATCTTCGCGGCGAGCAGCTCCTCAAGCTTTTGCTTCGCTCGGGCCGGGTCGGTGTCCTTGACCTTGAGCAACGCCGCCTCGCGCTGCCTCCGGAACTTCTCGATCCGCGTGGCGTGTTTGTCGGCGGCCGCCTTCGTGATGGAAACGCCGGCATCGCTGAGTTCGGCCAGGCGTTTACTCAAGGTCGGTTCATCCATTGTATCCAGACCCGCCTCGAGCTGAGAGCGGATCAGCGGCGCGAGCGCCGGGTAGCGTTTGATCGCGTCGCCGATCGGACCCGCGTTAATGAACTGACCGAGATCCGTGAAGTTGATCGTGACCAGACGCAGTTCGCTGACATTAACGGTGACAGGCGTGCTGCCCTGCAATAGCGGCGGCGTTGGCGTTGGAGTCTGAGCGTGCGCGGCGAGGGCAAGCGCGACGATGAGGGTGATTGTGCTTTTCATAACTTAGTTCCCCTGGGTGTGATAAAACACGTAGTAGGTGGTGCCAGCCGCGGGAGCGGAGGCGAAGTAGACGGTGAAAACCGTTGTGCTCGATGTGGCTGTGGGGTGCACCAGCGTCGTCGCTGTCGTTGCCCCGGTCAGCTCCGGAAACGGAGCGACGTTATAGGCTGCGTTGAAGGTGACCGTCGCCATGTCACCAGTGCCTGGACCGGTGCCGGTCGTGATCGCGATTAAGCCGCTTGCATCTGTTGAGCCCGTTCCGAACGAGACCGTGCCGCCTGAGCCGATTTGCGAGCCTGTCGAGATTGTCGGCGCGGTTCCGTTGCCACCATAATGCTTCGCGGTAACGTTGCCGCTCGCCGACACGTCTCCTGCCGAATACGAGCCTCCAGATGGAGTGAAACCTACCAAGAGAGCCGTGCTTTTGACGGTAACCGGATGCGTGGAATCGCCGTTCAAATTTACCCCCCACGCTTCCGTTATTTTCGTGTTCGATCCACCACTCGACAACGCAAAGCCTGCCCCTGTCGTTTCCGTGGTTATCCCATTCACAGTGAGACCTGTGCTGGTAAGGCGCATCTTTTCGCTGTTTCCCCCAGCCGCGAACTTGATCACACCAGAGCCGTCCGCCATTACGTTAAGAGTTGTTCCGTTGTATAGAAAACCTTCACCTGCGCCAATCATGCCATAGGACGCTTTGGAGGTTCCGTATATTCCCAACTCTACTGAGTTAGTGCCATTGTCGGCTGAGAGATGAGAGTATCCCGTGCTTGTGGTGTTAGAAACAGACACTGTGGATGCGCCAGTCACGTTATGACTAATGGCGATGTCGGCCCCTGTGACCGTCAGCCCAGCAGAAGTAAGCTGCATGTTGATCGCCCCGTTCGGCGCGAAGTTGAATTGCGAGGCCCCGAAATACATCCCCTTCCACGCGCTCCCGGCGTGGTCGTAAGACTGGATGAAGGAGAAGTCCACGCCCGAGCTATAGAACATCTCGAGGCCTTTCCCCGTCGACGGACCGCCCACAGTTGAGGACAGGATTTGAAACGGCCTCGACGATTGCACGAGGTTCGTGTCCCGATAGAAAATCAGCGGCGGTCCGTTGCTCCCGTTCGTGCCGTAAACATCCGGCCCGGTCGACCCGATGTAGTCTGCCACGTAGCCAGTAGCTCCGAAATTCAGCGTGCCGTTGAAGTCCGCGCGAATGTTCGCCTTCAGCACCTTGTTAAACGCGAAGTTAATCTCATCCTGTCCCGCGCTCGGGTTTTCATTGTTCAGAGTGAGCATCCCTTCCGCGTACACATTGGTGTGCGTCGCCTTGTTCATGTGCACGTAGAGCTGATTGCTCTGCCGCTGAAAATAATAAGTCAGTAGCTCGTTGATCACCGGCTGCACGTAGCTCGCGAGCTTCCGGCCACCCGCGAAAGTGTGATGGAGCTGATCGCCTCCATACCAGGTCGTGTTCGAATAGCCGCCCAGGTTGAACTCATTGGAGCCGCCGTTGATCACGCCCCAATCGATGAAGCGATCGGCAAATTGCGCCCAGTTCTGACGGAGCAGACCGTTGACCTGTCCGACTAGCGTGTCGAAGGCCGTACCGGTGCCCGACTGCGTCCCGCCGCGCGACGTGAGGCCCACCAAGATCACGCGCCAGCCCATCTGGCGGTGGTGTTTGCAGATCGCCTCGATGTGCGAGTAGGTCTGTTCCGCCGTCTCGTATGGCGAAAGCCCGAGGTTGTTTGTGCCGGCGAGATAGACCACCACGTTCATCCCAGCTTCCTGCCGGAAGAGCGCATTCACGCGCGCGGCCGTCTCGTAGAGATCGTTCGTCGTTTTGCCGGCGACCGCCACGTTCTGACCCACTGAAGGACTGACCGCAATCCCGTTGTAGGTCCCGATGGCCGGCACGGCCGCGACGCCATCGCCGGCCGCCGCACCCATGTAATTGTTGTAGCCGTTCGGCGCTCCCGTCACATCGCTCACCTGTTGCGTGATGGAATCGCCTTCGAAGACGACGTTCGCAGAGTAGCTGCCCGTGATGCCGATCGTGTGATCGGAAGCGTTCGTTACCCCCGCGGTGGTGACACTTGAGGGAGTAATGGCGCCGAGGCCGATCGTGTTCGTCGACCGCGTAATCCCATTGGTGAAGGTCAGCGCGCTCTCTTTGTTGTTGAACGTCGTCCAGTCGCCACTCGAGAGATAGCCATTCACGCTCCCAGTTGCGACCGGGATCGCTATCGTCCGATCGGCGCTCAGGTCACCGCCACCCGTGATCGGAGAAGCGGTGTTAATCGTGCGCGCGGTTCCCACCTTGTTGTTGAAGATGGTGAAGTTCGAGGCGCTCAGATATCCGTCCACGCTCGTCGTCGCCGCGGCCATTGCGAGCGTGCGATTCGCGCTTAGATCACCGCCGCCCGTGATCGGCGCGGTCGCGTTGATCGTGCGCGTGGCGCCGACCTTCGCGTTGAACGTGGTCCAGTCGGTCGCTGACAAATATCCATCCACGCTCGTGGTTGCCTGAGCGATGGTCAGTGTTCGGTTCGCGCTTAGATCGCCACCACCGCCCAGAGGCGCGGTCGTGCTGAGCGTCCGCGTCGTGGCCACCTTGTTGTTGAAAGTCGTCCAATCGCCACTCGCGAGGTAACCATTCACACTGCCGGTCGCGGCCGGGAGCGAGATTGTGTTCGTGCTGCGTGCCAGCGGAGTCGAGAAGGTCAACGCGCTTTCCTTCGCGTTGAAGATGGTGAAGTTCGAGGCGCTTAGGTATCCGTCGACGCTCGCCGTTGCCGCGGGGATAGAGATTGTGTTCGTGCTCCGCGAAAGCGGCCCGGAAAATGTCAGCGCATTTTCTTTCGCGTTCCAGATCGAGGCCGACGCGATCCGCGCGTCGGCGAAACTTCCACTCGTGATGATCGACGCCGGCAGTCCAGGGATCGTTGAAGTATTAAGCTTCGCGCTGCCGTCCAGAATCGGCACCTGGTTCGCGGCGTTGCCGAAATTAATCGTGACACCGTTCTGTTTGAACTTCCCCGTCTGCAGATCCAACGTCTGCGCGGTCTGGCCGATGTCGTTGATCGTGATGGTATCGCGCGCGTGAACGCCTGGAACGATCAGGAGCATGATCACGAGCAAGAGCGGGAGTTTCCTCATGGCGAGCCGGTGTCCGAGAGATGGATGACTTCCGCACCCGCGGCGCCCTTCACGCTGAGGGTGAAGAATAAATTCTGGTCCGGATTCCAGAGCCGGATCGACGCGCGATCGCGCACCGCTGTGAGCGCGGCAATGATCACCGCCACGCCCCGGTTCCAAAGCTCGAGCGTTTGCGTGTCGCCGGGACCGAAGATCGGGATGGAGAAATCCGCGCCATCGATCGAGAAGGTGAGGAAGTCCTTCTGGATCAGGTAGGCGGCCGTTGGATTGCTGGTCTCGCCGTAGTTCGTGGCCAGCGTGAGACGCCAGGCGCCAGAGACAAAGGCGCGCGAGTTGATCGCGTAGACCGGCGCGCCGCGCACGCCGTCGATCGAGAAGTAGCTCATCGCCGTCGCGGCACTCCAATCCACGCCCGCTGCGGCCGTGACAATGTTGCTGCCGTTGGTCACCGCTGCCGTTCCGCTTTTGATCTGGGCCATGGCTAGAGGCTGTCATTCACGAAATAGTTGGGGGACGAATCGGTCAGTCCCGTGGCGCTCGAATAGGTCGTGATATCGTCGTCCAGGTTGAGGACAACGGGCGTGCTGTAGGTGGCGAAGGCGGCGCCGTTCTTCGAGTAATGGATCGTGCTCGAAGGTGTGGCACAGGTAAGCTTCGCGCTCACCGCCCCCACGTGGGGCGTACCAATGATTTCGATGGAGACGTCGCCGCTTGGGGTCGCACCGGCGCCGGTGGCCACGAGGATGAAGACCACAGCCCCCTGGTTCGTCGGCACTCCGTTTACATCGTAGCCGCGCCAGTAAAGCGTGCAGCTCTTGTCGATCGTCAAGCTCGAGTAACTCCCAATTCCACCGGGCCACCCAGCCGAAGTGGAAAGCGTGTCTCGGTTGAAAGCGTAAACCACGCGCTCCCCGATTCGCGGTGAGACCGTGACGCTTTTCGTGCCCGTGAAACTGCCGCCACCTTCCGAGATGGACGGCGGATCACCGACCGGCGTGACGGCAATAGTAGATTCCGCGACAGCCGCGCCGATGATCAGGTCTGCGATCGTGCCATCCCAAAAATCATCGTAACTGGCGCTGCGATAATACCAGGTGGTTCCCTCAGCCTGTGGCACGCTGAAAAAGCTGTCGGGACCTTTGAAGACCAGCTCCACGCCGGCCGCCAATGGCTCGGTCACGACGAAAGCGGGATCGAGGGAACGCCAGAGGAGAATGCCGGCGTGATCGAGCGCGGTCGAAGTATCCAAATAGAAATCGATCGACGTGATGCCGCCGCCGACGTGGCCACTCGGTGGATTTTCATTCGGATTGTTGACCTCGATCTCTTCCCACGGCGTCTGCGCTCCGGAGCGCGAGAGCGCGGCCACGCCGAAATAGAAATGCCGGCGTGGGCCGCCCGCGCAGTTCGCATTCTCTTCGTAGTCGAAAGTCCGTTCCGGAACTTTACTCGAGCCGGTCCAGACGACGTCGCCGGTTATCGCATCACGTACGCGCAGATTAAACTGCGCGAACTGATCGTCGTACGCGCCTAACGACAACTGTTCTCCCGAGATCTCCGCCCCCGCGATCGAATAGAGCCGCCACGCAAAGCGCGGATTGCGCCCGGTGAATTCGAAATCGCTGCCTTGACCGAAAAGCTCGAGGCCGCTCAGAACAAACGGGCCATCGCCAAAGGTGTGCGCTACGGCCGTGACGAGCGCGATGTCGTAATTCTCGGTCGCCGTGTAGGGCTGAAGCTTGAAGTAGACGGTGTTTCCCGGAATGAAATTTGCGTTCGCGATCGGCGCGATGTGATCGCGGAAAACAAACCAGCAGTCGGAGTCGATCGCGTGGGCCGCCTGCTGCGTTCCGTAGCAGCCGCGCTTCAGATAGACGCGGTATTGCCCGCTGCCGAGCGCGGTCACGCTCCCCACGCTCATGATCTCGTTGCCAACCCAAACCAGAAGCGCGTGATCGTCGCGCTCTTGGTCGCTTTGGCTCACGATCGATTCGAGGTCTACGCCGTAGAGCTCCACCACCATGCCCACGCTCGTATCGACGATCGGAGTGGTGGCCACGTAAGCGGCCGTCTTGATCTTGCCGTGCACGGCAAAAAACGTCTGCTGCGCGACCAGATCATAGGTCACGTTGTCTTTGCTCACGTGGGTGCGGAACCCGAGGATCGGCGCACTCGGCCGCTCGGCCAGGACCGCCACTTCCACTGCGTTCACGTCCTTGAGCTGGCTCGGCAGTTCCACGATGCGCTGCGCGGCGATCGCAATGGCTTCGATGGTGAAGTCGGGATCTTTCGGCGCGGCCGGCTGCGTGTAGAGATGCTGCCAGTCCGCGCGCTCCACTGAGACGGCGAGCTTCGCCACGGCGTCTTTATCCGCTGGCCACTCGCGGTTATTTACGCGGAGCAGGAACTCCAGGCCAAAGCTGGTCGAGTCGAGATTGAATCGGTCTCCAGGCAAAAGCGTCTTCACTTTTTCCCGCAGAAATTCAGCGGCGCCGCTGGCGGGAATTTTTCCAGCCATCATCCCGTATTCGGTGATAAATCGCTGGGCGAGCGCAGCCGTAATGATGAACGGGCGCTTCGGGTTATCGTCGCGATGTTCTCCGACCTGATGGAAGTTCGACGGATCGTCGGACGTGGCGAAGTCGGGGTAATACCAAGTGGCGCGATTGGTGAACTCAACCGTGAAAAAATTCTTGGTGTCTTCCAGCGTGCCAGGCTGAATTTGTGGCTCGCTGGCCAGGTCGTCGGAATTGAGTGTGAGCAGGCTGCTTGAGTCGATCGCGCCGTGCGAAAAATATCCCGCCTCGAGCAGCGTTCCGTTGCGACGAAGAAAGCCGTCGAAGTATCCCAGGTATTCCGCAATAAAAGCACGCAGCGAGGTGGAGGAGAGCAGGACTGGCGAGAGCAGAATTCCGTCGTCGTCGAGTGCGGAAGCGGCGGCCTCGAAACTCGCCGCGCTCAATTGCGCCTCGGGTAAGCCCGCGCCGAAAAGTGTATCGGTGAGAATTTCGTAAAGCGGCCCCATTGGATTAACACCGCCCGCGGGAGACGATTCGAAGCGAGCGCCCGAGAAAAACTTGCAGCCCCGCGAGAGAATCACCGAGACGTTGGGCATGTTTGGCGAGGAGCCGAGGAAGAACTGTTTGAAGACGAAATAGCAGCAGTTCCGGTACGCCGGGTGCGTGTCGTAGTGACCGGCCTTCGGGTTCGAGACGCCGGGCGGCGGGGTGGAAAGCACCCAGGGATCGCCCGCAGAATCGAACGATGGGTAAGTGGCCGTGTTGCGCGGATTGAATCCACCTCCCACGGGCGGCACGCCGCGCGGAGTGAGAATGAGCGTATCGCGCGGTTGGTCCTTCGTGCCCCAGTAACAGCGGGCTTCCTGACAATAGGTGTCGAGCGTGAGCGCCACGTAATGCGCGCCACCGCTGCGCACGAGAGGTCCCGTGAACGCGACCTGGTCATTCACCAGCACGTTGATGATGGAATCGACGGGCGCGTCATCAGGGCAAACGCAGGCCACCCCGGCGATATCGGCATACCAGTTTTTCTGCGCACCAGCCGCGCCTGCGCCTTTCTTGCCCCCTCCGGAGTTCACCGTTTTGCTGGTCAGATTGTAGAAGGGACAGATCCAGCTGAGCGCGATCTTCGCTTCGCCCGCAAACCAGGGCACAGGCACGCCCTGCTGGTTCGACGAAGTGTCGTAGCCGGAAATGTTCGCCAGTTTTTTCTGCGAAACCGGAGTGGCGGTGGACCCAAACATTTTAGAAAAGCGCGCGGGCGCGGAAGGCGGCCACGAGATATTTGCGGTAGTTCGGTGCGGTGATATCGCCTTCGGTCACGCCATCGGGAAACGCGCACTGCATGAACGCAGTGGCACTCATCATGACCGGCATGTGCCAAAGACCTTTGCCGGTTTTCATCAGCACGAGGTCGCCCGCGAGAAATGGGACCGGCGTGGGCGCGCCGGGTTCTTCCGGATCGATGACGAAGAGCTCCACGAAACGCTGCGCGAGATAGGCACTCTGCGGATCGTCGACTTTGCCGCGGAGATAATTCAGGATGCGATCGTTGTGAACGTGGCGCGAGTTATCGGCCGGCGTGCGAGGAAAATTGAATTGCGTGACGGCGCCGGCCGCGAGCATGACCGCTTCGCAGAAACCAACGCAATCAGCGCCGCCCCCGATTCCTTTTGCGCGGCTGCCGAAACGGAACGGCGTTCTCCGCCACGATTCGCATTCCACGCAGAGCCGCTGCACCGCCGCTGCATCGTCGAAAAACCAGCGATCGCTCATCCCTTTTTCCCTCCGCTCGCTTGCGCGACTTCGCCGATGTTCGCACTCGGATTTTTGAGCGGGACATACGGAAACGCGCGCAAGTTGAGAACAGCAGCATCGCCGAAAGTGGCGGCGAGCGTGTCGACGGAGCCGTTCCAGCCTGGATAAAGATTCGCGGCCTGGGCCACGACCGCTTTGCGCAGCGCGCGGTTCAGGGTCAAGCGCTGTCCGCCCGTGATTGCGACGGAATAGAGGATCGTTCGCTCCTCCCAATTTGTGCCCGTGCCGGTTTCGAAGAGGCCACCACCGCCGAAATAATTTGCGGGCGGCGTGGTGCTGGTCGTGACGTCGACGCTCGCATCCGCTGCGTTCATGGCTGCGATCGGCCCCGTGGTGCGGAAGGCCGCCTTGTTCACTCCGGACTGCGGCGAGTAGATCGGAACGCTGCTCGTTTTGCGCAGGATCAGACGCGGGACATTGCGTTCGAAAAAGTTTCCGAAGGCGCGGACCACCGCCTTCCAATCGACGCCGGAAAAATCGGGCTTCGAAACGACGCCGTAGAAAAGATTCTGCGCGGTGCCATCGTCCGGCGCCGCCGCATTCACTTCGATAATCTTCAGCCAGAGTTCTCCCTCGAGCGCGTAAGGGAAAAACTTGGCGAGCGGATTCGCGGCGAAGTTCGCTCCCCAGCTCGTCACCGGCACTTCCTCGCGATCGAGCTTGATCCCGCTCTTGATGGAGCCGTGCGAAAAGGGCGCCGGCGTGAAGGTCTGCCCGCCGTAGGAAATCGAGTTCTCGTAGCTGGTGAAGCGCGAGATCAGCGGAGTCGGCATCATTTCGCTCCACTCGAAAAGGAAAGCCGGCTCCGGCAGGTCCGGATTCGGAGTGACGTATTCGTCCGGTCTTTCGATGAACTTCAGACGGCACCGGGCGCGCGTCGGCGTGATGTTTTCCCACGAGAGCTGCGGGCTCGCGAGGCATACCAGCAAGAGCTCGCTCAGCCGCGTTTTGCTTTTCCAGTGCGCGCGCGAAACCGCCACGGCCGTGGTGAGAGTGCCCCCGGCGACGTTTGTAATTTTCTGCGGATCGACGTTGCCGTCGCCGGGCTCGCACAGGGCCACGTACGGATCGCCCGGATGCACGGGCCGCGCCGGGTTGCTGTATTCGCTCGAGGCGATCGTGATGTGGTTGGTGGCGCCCGCGATCGGCAGATCCTGCGTTATCTCGAGATCCTGCCGGAAGGTCGGGATCATGAATGGCTTCACTGGTCCGCGCCGATCGACGAAGAGACGCTCGACCGCCGCGATCGCGGCGCGGCTCTTGCAAACAAATTCCATCTCCAGGCCGCGCCGGTTCGCCTGCTGGTAAACGTATTTTTGCTCTGGCCGGCCAAAGCCGATTTGCGTGTAGAGGATATCGACTTCCGTCGTATCGAGCACCTGCGACCAAGCCGGTTGGATGTCCCACAGAGGCATCGTCGAAAATGCCGGCACGCCCGCGCCCACGGTCGGGATCGCGCCCGCATACGGATTTAATTTGCGGGCGAACGAAGAGTCCTCCTGGATCTTCAAAGCGCCCAGAACCTTTTGCGGAGTGACCGACTCGAGAGTGGGCCGCTCCGCGAACCGGCCAAAGAGCAGCGGATACATCAGCGTGCCACTCGGCCACGCCAGCGTGGTCCCCGCGTTCAGCTCGATCGTGTCGGAGTTGACCGAATTCACGACGACGATCTCGTAGGTGACTAAGTCCGGCGAAAGAATGATCCACTCCGAACCGAAGCGCACCGGATTATCGGACGCCTTCGGCAACGACGTCGCCGCGATCGCGCAACCGGCCGGAAGCTTGACCCAATCGTCCCAGAGCGGCACTGCTACTGTCTCGTCTTTGAGTCTCGTTAGGCCGATGCGGAATTCCTTGGCGAGCTGAGCATTTTTGAACCAAGGCGTGTACTCCAGCCTGTAGCGCGAACTGCGCCCGAAATTGCGCCGCGACTGTCGCTTGGAGAGGGCTTCAGCCACATCAGTGAACGGCATGGTGGCCGTGAGCACCGGCCGCGTCTTCCGGTTCGGCTGCGCCAGAATGAGCGCGATCGTGGCGCCGGCGTAGGTAATAAACTTCATTGCGTCGCCGGCAGGCCCAGCTCGTGGCGCGCGCCGTTTACTGCATTGACGATCGTGGCGTGATACTCCGGCTCGCTTTGCGCTTCGCGGATCGCGGCTTTGAGATCGCTCACGATGACGAGCTTCATTCTCCCGGCGCCCGCCGATCGCTCACTTCCGCCCGCTGAACTCTGACCGCCGACGCGGCCGCCTGCAGCGAACCGAGGGCGCTCGATCGGAATTTGCATGCTCGCCAGCTGATGCACCCAGTCGCGCCCGAACGTGCGGTCGAGCATCGCCGTGGTGTGCGCGTCGATCACCTGTTCGCCCGTGGAAAGCCACGCTGGGACCGTGTCGCTCTTCGATGGCGGGCCGGGGATGCGCATCCCATTGGCGCCGTGCGGAGCATGCGCCAGATCCCAGGCCGTGCTCTGCGCCGCCAGCCAGGCACTATAAGCGCTCATCTTCGCCGAGAAGTTCGGATCGAGCGCGTTAGGAAATTCCGGGCCCTGGCCCTGGCGCGGCATAAACCGCGGCAGGTTCGGCAGCCCGAAAAGATTGTGGCCCGACCATTCCAGCTCGGTTACGCCCAGATCGCGGGCCCGATCGTTCATGCCGTGGCCGTAATCCATCATATCCGGGCTGCCGGAAAAGCGAGAGACGGCGTCCCGCACGGAGGTGTCACGCTGCGGAACGCCCGTGCCCGGTGGCACGTAAAGGCGGCCGCTCGGGTCCTGAATAACGGGCGCACCAGTAACCGCATCGCGGCCCACCACGGTCGATCCTGGCGGGAGCTGCGCGAGAAGACTCCCGAGGGCGCCAGTGGGATCGTAACCGGCAGTGCCGCTTCCAAAGCCGCTGACTTTGTCCCATCCCCCAGTGGCTGGGTTGTAGCTCTCCCATTGGCCGCGCGTCGAATTCCAGGAAGCGCCCAGCGTGGCTTCGGGACCCGAAAGGACTGAGCCAGCCGCGACGTTCCCGCGCGTAGAATCGAGCGGCGCGCTGATGTTGCCGCGGTTGATGTCCGCCCAGCCGAGACCCATGAACAGATTCGAACCGGGACTCATGTTGCCGCGGTTGATATCGGCCCACGACCCATGCGGAAAGAAGGTGTTTCCCTCCCAATGTCCAGCAAGGGTTGGAAATTGGTTCGCGTACTGCGATTCATCCGAAAATGTTGGATGATTAGGTAGCTTGAAAGTGTCGGGCCAATGTCCGTTTTCATCAGGCAGTGCTCCTGCTAACCACGCAGAATAAAAATCGTAGTCTGATCCAGAGTCGTTAGGGGCGTATTTCTCCTTCCATGCCGCGAATTCGGAGCGAGTCGGAACATCCCAGCGCGGGATCGAACGCGCGCCGGTCTGGAACGGATCGTCATCGCCCGGATGAATATATCCGCCGCCCCTCGGGGTATAGGTTTCAGTTGCGCCGGAGCCGAGCGTCCACGCATCGAGCCGGCCATCATCGGGCACAAAATTTCCGCGGCCGGTTTGATTGAGGATCGACGGCTCGATCGGACCGCCACTCCAGTGCGGCAGAAGCGGATTGAATTCGCCATCGCCGCTGATGTTTCTAACGCGCCCGCCGCGGCCGAAGTGTTGCGCTGCGTAGAGTCGATCGAGCCCGATGTTGCGCGTCTCTTCCGCGCTGAAATAAAACTCTCCTTTGTGGGCCGGTCCGGCAAAATCGTCGGGGCTGCCATCGCCGGTGTAACCGCCTTTCTTGAAGCCACCGCCGAGCGCGGCCATGATCGCAATGATCGCGGCCACCGCCAGCGCCTCGCCCACCACGGCGGCGGTTCCATAGGAAGAAATCGAAGTCGCCGCCGCCGCGGGCGCGTGCGCCGCGGCTACCGCGGCGCCCTGCGCTATGGAACTGGCGGTCGAAGTCTGCTTCGCCGTTTCACCGAAGATGAGCTGGAGGGCCTGTTGTTCCATCCAGGTCAGGAAAAATTGCAGGAGCTGCTTCTCCAGTCCGACGAGGGTTTGCCGCCAATCGCCGGTGCGAAAAGCAGAATCGATCAGGAGTTGGTTCGTCGATTGCAGCGTGGCGTTAATCGAGTTCTCGATGATGCCGGCGATCTGGTGCGCGGAGGTTCCGAAGTTGTTCACCCAATCGGCCAACTCCGCCGCGAGGGGCTTATTGATGGCCGCGATTTTCAGCTTTAGCAGGTCGAACTCGAACTGATCTTTTTGCAGTTGGGCCTGGAGACGTTCATGCAGCACCGGATCGAGTGGACCTCCGGCCATTTTCGCTTTCGTCTGTTCGATCGCGGCGCTCAACGCGAGCATTTCCGCGGTCATGGAAGCGAGACTCAGCGCCTGCTTCGCATCTGGAGAAAGGAAGGTGTTTGCACCGATCAATCGCTGCTGCTGACGCACCCGTTCGATTAACGCGGCCTGTTCGCGCAGCATGGCGTTGGTCTCCTGCTGCGAACGTTTTCGCGCTTCTTCTTCCTCCGACTGCTCGACCTTCAAGATCAAACCGAGAACCTGGGCCCAGGCCGCCGCGAGCTTGATGACTTCCTCGCGTGTTTCGGCGGTGAGCTGCTTCGATTTTTCGAGCGCATCGTTAGGCGATGCGGCGTCGACTCCGAGCTCGAGTAGCTTGCCACGGATGCCTTCGAGGTCTGTGGAAAGCGCCTCGAGCTGATGGCCGCTGTCCAAATCGCCGAAGTCCATCTTATTGATGGCGGCGCTGACTTTGTCGGTTTCCGCTGCCAGCTTCGATTGCGATTTCGTCAGCTCATCGCTTCGTTTGGTTTCCAGCTCGAGCTTGCGGCCTGCCTCATCCAATGCCTTCAGCGCCTGGAGGGCGCGCTGCGTTTTCTCTTCGTCGAGGTTTCCCACGGCGAGGTCGCGCAATTCGGTTTTGAGCGCGGCGTATTTCTCCCGCGCTTTTTCCACCAGGGCGTTCTGTTTTTCGATCGCGACATCAAGCGGTTCGAGTTTGAGAGATTGCCAGGCATCGGCCGCTTGCTGTGCTGTTCCTTTTAGGGCGACCGCGTTGCGGATCAGGTTTTGCAATGCGCTCTCCTGGCGCGCGGTGTCTTTGTCACGTTCCGCCGCGAAAGAATTCGGGTCATTCCCTGGAGTGAGTTGCCCGATGCTGCCAATCGCATCCCAGAGTAGTTTGAAAGCGCTCAACTCCTTGTTCCGGAATTCCTCGAGTTTGGCCGCCGCCGCGTCGAGCGCCGGCTGGAGTTGCTCGCCGAATTTTATCACATCGCCGAAGTCGCTCGCGGCCTGGGCCAGCTCGTTCCAGTGCGTCAATTGCTTGACCAGCTCTTCGGTGTTTTTCCGGGCTTCATTCGAGAGCCGGAGCGATTCGTCGGCGGAGGAAGAAAGCAGATGATAGATCTCGTAAGCGGCCAGGCCGGAGATCGTGAACGCTGTCCCCATCGAACCCAAGAGCGAGCTGAGTGTGCTCGCGCGCACGTTCCCGGCCGCGAGCTCGCGGGTCAGGACCATCGCTTCGGTCTTCGCCTTAGCCAGGTTCACTCCGGCCATCGCAGTCGGTGCGACGCCGGCTTCCTGAGCGAGCACTAGTTTCTCAGCCAGGACAATCGATTCCTCCACGGAGACGTTCAGCGCGCGCTGGATGCCAAGAGCGCGCGCTCGGATGGCGGCTTCGCGCTCGAGCCGGACCGCGAGAGCGGGGTTGCCGGCAATGCGCGCCTCCGCGGCTTCGATCTCGGTCTCCACAATCACGCGCCGCTCCATCTGCGCATTGATCACCGCCTGCTGAGAAATCTCCTGCTTCAGCGCATCGATGCGCCGGCCGACCGCGGGCGAGACATCGCTTTGCTCCTGCAGCTGCTTGACTAATCGAGCCTGGTCCGCCTCGATCGCCGCCATCTCCGCGCGGACTTTCTGCGCGCCGGACAAGTCGCCCGCCACGAGCGACAACAGGATCTTCAGTTCGCGCTCGGCACTAGTGGCCATGACTCAGCTCCCAAGAAGGTCCTGAATTTCGCGGGACACTTCCCGCGCGTGATCGCCGCCCGCCATGCCGGCGTTGACAATCGAAATGTCGATCAGCTTTTCCCGCAAAAGCTCGCGCTGATGCGCGCGGTAAATGAGCTCGCATAGCGCGGGTGAATAAAGATCGATTACGTCCCGCTCGGGGATGGCGCGGATGCTGGCGACGGCGATGATGAGGTCAGCGAGGGTGAAAGATTCATCGCTTCCAGCAGTGCCTTCGAAGCCGTCTCCGTCCGCTTCGTCTGCTCGGCGAATTTTTTTTTGTTCAAGCTCTCACCGAGCGTCCGGATCTCCGCGGCCGTTTCGTGGGTGAGGGTGTCGCTCCAGCGCGGTTTCGCTTCATGGCGCGCGATTTCTTCCCGGATTGCGATCAGGCGCTTTTCGATTTCTTCGATCTGCGCAAAGGGCGCCTGCTGCAGAATGGTGAGAACGCGCATCTCGGTCATCCGCGCATTCGCGAGATGATAGACCGTGGTGCGATCCAGCTTGTCGCAGAGCAGCTCGACCAGGTGTGCCTCATCGCCCTGCGATTTACTCCACTCGCCCAGGAGCGCGATCGGAAGCTGTCGCACCTTCACGCGCTCGGACCCGCCATCGATCTTGACCGCATCGATCTCGATGCCGCCATTGATGATCTGCAGCTCCGAGGGTACGGCGCCGCCCAAAAATGGCGGCGCCGTCACAGATTGATTCTCGTCACTCATCGCTCGTCACCGGCAGCTCGTTAGGCCGCGCGCTTCTTCTTCGTCCACTGGCCGTTCACGGCGAACTTCATCTGCCACTGCTTCGTTTTCTTCGGATCGCCATCGCCCGGATTCTGTGGCGAGAGTGTGCCAGGGAGGCTCCATTCCGCGCGAACGGTGGAGGATTTTCCGTCGCGCTCGAAGTAAACCAGCCTGCCAGTCTCGCTCAGCAGCGTGCCGCCCGTGTAGCTTTTCCGGGTCAGCGCTGCTTTGTCGAACGTGCAGAGCACGCTCGCCGCATCCGCGATCCCGGCCGCGATGAACGGGAACCGGATCAAACCCTCGCTCAGATCAGCGTAGTAATCCGTGTTCAGCACCTTCGTGACGCCACCCACGGTGACGACCAGGTTGCTGATGTTCCGAAACCCGAGGTCGAAGGTTTTGCCGAGCTTCGATGTGACGGTGACCGTGGACCCGGTGCCGGAAGCCTGGACGTCGTCGGCGTTCTTGGTGCCGAGATTGAGCCGCGCTTCCACGTCATCGGTAATCTGGTGTCCCTCGAACATGATGTCGGGCGACATGGCGATGTTGTCATTCGTCGCGCCGATGACCGCTCCATCGATCGGGAACTGAATTTTTTCCGTCTCTATGTTGAATCCGACCTTCACCATTTGGATGACGCCGAAGTTTTCGCCCTGGGTGGGATTCGCATCCGGAAAGAAAATGATCTTGCCGGTGGTTTTCTCGAGTGACGCGAGATTCGGGTTTGCTGTGGATCCTTGTTCCATAAATTTATTGTTCCTTGGTTGCTGTCGTTAGGCGCGCGGCGCCGGGGCCGCGGGCTGGGCCGTTGCTTCGGCGAGCACGTGCCAGGTGTTCGGGGTTTTTTTGTCGGCGTTGAAGGCCGCGATTGCGATGTGATGACCGAGCGGCGCCTTTTCAGGATCGGCCGCTTCGCCTTTTTCGTTCCGCGGAGTCAGATCGATCCGCGCGGTGTCCGCGCCGTCATTCAAAACCTCGATGACGACGCCTTTCTTGATGCTGGGTGACTCGCCTGGCTTCGCCGGAGGCGCGACGTAGCCAACGACCTGATTGGTGCTTGGTCTCATATTATTATTGTGTGGTTTGGTTGCGCCGTTCGGCGGTTTTCTAGGGGGATAAATCGATCTCCGTGTTCACGGTCAGGAGCTGGAAAAATATAAAGGGCTGCTTCGGCGGCGGTGGGACCGGGCGCACCGCGTCGGCGTCGACGAGAAACCGGCTGCCGGGCGAATCGCTTGGGCTGACCCCGTTTTCCTGGTAGTGCAGGAGCTGCCAGGCACGTTCGACGATGTCGTAAGCGTTCTTCCCGGTGTCGTTGATGAGCTGATTCGAAACGGCCGAGAGGGCGAAGACGAGTTGCGCGGTCAGCGTAGGATTTTCCGCTTCCAGAAAACGAATACGGCGCAGCGTGACCACGACACCGACGCCGAGATTTGCGAGCGCTTCATCCAGCTTCGTATCGATGTCCGGCACGAGGCGCGAAATGATCGGCACGATCTTCGTGGGATCCGGATCGTTGAAGAAAGCGTCGGTCTGGAGCAGCGCCACCAGGTTCGCCATGCAGATGGAAATTTTTCCGCTCATGCCGCTGTCCCCCACGCGTTTTCGAGATAGCTCTGCAGGCGCGCCGCGATCGGCTCGAGCATTTGTTCATCAGTCGGCAGCACGGTCTCATCGGGCTCCTGGTGGACGTGACGGACGAGCCAGAAGAACACGAGCCCGCCTAACGAGTCGCCCTTGCTTTTCCCGTCCAACGATCCCGCGAGATTTCCGGCGCCGCGCTTTCCGCCCTTCAGCACGGTCGCGTCGCGTTCCACGAGTGCGCCGGCGCCGCTCGGGAACATGATCAGTCGCAGATTGTCGAAGTCGCTCGCGCGATGTCCGTATGCTTCCATTCGCGCCGGGATCGTGAGCAACGGATCGCCTTCGATGTCGCCGCCGAAATAACGTTGCGCGAGCCCGGTCTGTTCGATCGACACCGAGATGCTGTCGCCTTCAATTTGCGGTTCATGAACCTTGTCGGCCGCTTCGGCGTAGAAGTGCGTGGGCGCCGCGCCCAACGATTGGGCGCTGCGATGATGCACGCTGTCGGTCTCGAGCGCGTAAAGATGATCGCGCACCGTTTCTTTGAGTTGTGCGCCGGCGATAAGCTTCGCTTCGTCACCCGCGAGTTTTCCCTCGAGCGTTTCGACCGCGATCAGGATGTCGCTGATGTCGTCGCTTTGGATGTTCAGGCCGAGACCACTCATAACGTGAGAACGTCTCCTTCGAATTTGTAGCCTTCTTCCAGGAGAGCCTGGCGCAGCGCGGCCGCGCGCACATCCGGAGTGAAACGAAGGTCGTCATTGAAACCGCGGTCCTGCGGCTCGATCCGGGTCTCGCGATCGATCAGGCCTAACGACATCGCGCGCGTCCGGTCGACCAGGCGCGTGCGCATGCCGGAATTAAAATCGTAAGGCGGATAAGGAACGCCAAAACGCGAGATCGCGGTCCAGATCGGGGTGTTCCGCAGCGCGACGAAGCCCGCGACCTTGGTGCCGGTGGCGTCGGCCGCGTCGTTCCACCGCGTGACCCAATCGCGCGGCACCTTCACGGCGACTCCGCGAAAGAGTTCCTGCGCGGGCCATTCATCGAGGACTGGCGCCTGCTGATTGTAGATCCAATCGCCGTAGCTGTTCGCAAAGCCGGCGTTCATCCGGATGATGAGATTCAACCGCTCGTTGCCCTGGAAATCTTTCAGCGTGCCTTCATCACCAGGCGCGGCCCAGAGGCCGTTTTCGCGCATCGATTGCCGCAGCTCCGCGACGGCCGTGGCGCTGTTGATCTCACCGCCGAGGTAGCGGCTCAGGATATCGTCGAGGTCCTGCAGCACCTCGGCACTGTGAACGCGGGCCGAGACCAGCGCGCGCTCCATGACGGCCGGGTTGATCTCCTCGAGCTGCGCACTCGAGAGTTCCGTGGGCAGAATCGATTGCACAGAGCGCGCTTGCGCGGCCTGTGAAAACTGGACCGGCCGCGAGAACGCGATGTTCGTCGCCACGGCCGCGGAAAACATGATGCGAGAAAAACGCGTCATAGCCGGCTCAGCTCCTCGCGGCTGTTGCCGCTGTTTCCTTCCTGGACGGTTTCGGTCATGCCACCGAGTTGCACATCAGGCGTCGTGAGCGGGTCGTTCGGGATCTCGATCGGGATCTCGCATTTCGAAATCCGCTTCATGCGCGCTTTTGCGTCATCAATCAGTGTGCGCAGGTCGTCATCGATCTTGATGCCTGGCAGCCGCGGTTGCATCGCTTCGATCGTGAGCAGGACCGCCTCGCCGCGCAGCCCTGGAGGAACAGTCAATGGAGTCGCGCTGACCTGGTTCGACTTGCAGCCGCGAATGTCATCGCGCATCCGGTTGATCACGTCCGGCATGACCGCGAGAAATGGATCGGTCTGGCTGGCGGCGAGCGCCTTGGTGCGCGCCGCAGCAACGAGCTTTCCAGCCTGATACTCGTTCAGGTTGTCCGCTGTGATGGTGATCCAGTTGGTAGCCATCGGGTCAGTTCGTCAGGACCGTGTAACCCTTCGCGATCATAGCGGCCTTGGCCGTTAGGCCGGCTCCGGTCGGCGCGGCATTTGTGCCACCGCTCACATTCACCGTAACCGCGCTGCCCGCGCCAGTGGTGGTCAACCCGTTTAGCAGCACGAGGAGGTTATTCACGCAGGTCGCAGTCAGCGCGTTCGAAGAGAAATTAAAAGTCGCTACCTGGTAAAATTCGAACGAAAGCGGCTCCCCACCTCCGAAGGCGATTGAGGTAAGGCTCGGATTGTTGGCAACTTCCAAGACATCGGAGGGAGCGTTTCCGAAATAGAAGTAAGCGATTCCATTGAGCGTTATAGAGTTAAGATTGGTGTTCCTGACTTTAACGACGGGGTTAGAAGACATGCCCGCCGTGAACGATCCAGTAACGGGTGTGTTTTGGATCACCAGAACACGGCCGACATCCGAGTCGCTGAGTGAAGTGAGATGGGAACACGCATCCGCGATTAGCCCGGTGACGCCGTGTAGCGTCAAACTGGTGAGGGCGGTGCGCGAAACCCGGATTTTCCCAGCTATGCCCGACGCCGGCAAAATCAGGCTTGCTAAGAGAGGGTTGTCGGCAACGTCGATGTCGCCCGCCGTTTTCAGCGGCAGCGCTAGCGAAGAAAGCTTTGTGTTGTGAACGGCCAGCACGCCACTCGTGAGCTTCGGGAGCGACAAGCTTTCGAGATTCGGCACGCCGAAAATGCTGAAGGTCTTATTATTCTGGCCGTCGATCCACTGGAGTTCCGGAAACGAAACGGACTTCAACTGCGTTAGCGGACCGAAATTGTTATCACCGATTCTAACGTGACCGATAGTTGTGAGAGCCGGATAAGTGACGCTCTTCGCTAACGGATTGTAATAGACCAAACTTTGGGAGGTCCGATTCGCGGCGGTGGTAACGATGTCATCAACGGCCGCGGTGGAACTAACCGGATTCGTGACGCCGGCCGCGAGGACGCTGGCGCACGTCACCAGTAAAACGAGAATACAATTCAGCTGTTTCATCTATTGCCCTTCGCTGATCGACAGCGTGGTTGTGCCGCTGGCCGTGATCGCGCTGATCACGCCGCGATAAAGATTGTTCGCGTCGATGTTGTAGTAGCCGCCGTTCGGCGCCAGATAGATTCCCTGTCCCACCACGGCCGTCGCGCCGCGCGCGAGGAAGCAGCCCACCGCCCCGTAGTTTGTCAGGACCGCATCGCCGCGACTCGTGTTCGCCGCCAGCGCAGTGCCGCTCGTCGTCGTAATATCCGCATGCGACGGCGTCGAGGAGCTGATGACGTTCCGCGTCCCATTGTGCTCGATGTTCCAAAGCGACAGCGCCTGGTGTTGCGAGAGCAGCGTGGTGTTGTCCGTCGTATCCGGAGCAATGGATAGACTCAGCGCGCCGCCGAATGCGCTGCCGGCGAACGCCAGCACAAACAGAGTCGTTAGAAATTTTCTCGTCATAAGTTTTACCTCAATCACTCAATGCCGGTCCCGAACACGCAGTCGGGACCGGGCTTGAATCATCGAACCTAACGACCTATTCCTTGGTCTCCGTTTTCGTTTCGGTCTTGGTCTCCGTTTTCGTTTCGCCGGGACCCGGAGGATTCTGAGGAGCTCCCTCAGTCTTCGTTTCGGTCTTGGTCTCTTCCTTTTTTTCTTCGGCCATAGATGTGTCCTTTCGGTTTGGTTTTTGTGGCGAGCGGTCCCGCCTTGCGACTCCGAAACCCGCTGGCGATTGCTCACCAGCGGGTGTTTCGAATGACTCGTTAGGCGAGCCGCCTTTGATTTCCGTTACGAGATCGTCATCGTCTCGAGGCCGATGGCGCTGGTGAGAGCGACCAGGCGTTTGCCGGTGCTCACCGCGATGCGCCAGCGTTTGTCTCCCACCTGGCGAACCCACACCGCGCGGCGCTGCCCATTGCGCGCGGGCGCGACGAACGTCTTCAGGTTGCTGAAGTCGTCGCGGCTCATCCCCGACATGGCGGAGAACATCAGCACGATCGAGCCCATGATCTGCGAGGTGACGCCGGCGCCGCTCGCATAGCGGTTGCGCGGGATCTCCACGCTCGCGTTCAACAGCCCGCCCACACCTTCCGGAGTGAGCGACGCGCTGGCGAAACCACCGGCCGTGTTCTGGGCGCGATGCGCGAGCATGCGCTTGATCCAGGCGCCCGGCCCGACCCAGATGTTGCTGGGCGGGATCTGCATCGCGTTGATCTCGGTGGCGATGTCCTGGTCCGGGTCCTTGCCCGCGGACGCGTCCCAGGTCTTCGCGACGTTCGTGGCGCCGGCCACGGCGAGCGCGAGAGCCTGGCGCAATTCCGTGCGGTCGAGGATACCGAGCAGGAACGCCACTTTGCGTTGCTGCCAGTCGGCATCGAGGAGCTCCTCCTCTTCATCCACTTCGATCGCGAGGCCGATCTCCGGCATCTTCTGGGTCGCGAGGTTCTTGCTCGTGTTCCCGACCGTGGTGAAATCCGCGCCGACGCCCCTGCGGACATCGAGCGGGTTATCCATCGCGAGGAACGCGTCGGTGAACCCGTAGACCGCGTATTGCACGAAGGCGGAGTTATTGCTCATCACTTCCGGGGCGAGCTGCTCACGCAAACTCTGGAGTGCCTGCTGCAGCGGATCGGAATAACGGACCGCGTAGTTCGTGAGGAACTCGCTCGGGGCGTTGACCGAAAACTGCGAGGCGTTGAAGGCGAGGACGCGACCGGGAGTGAAGTTGTCGTCCGCCTTGTGGATCTCGAACGACTCTTGCGGGGCGATGCCCAGCATGGTCGCGAGGACGTTGAAGGCCAGCGCTTGCGGGCCGGGTCTTAGATTTGGGATCATGATAATTTTCCTTGGTTGATTTGAGACTCGTTAGGCGGTTACGGCACGACGACGGTGCGCGGCACGCAGTGCGCGATGGAGACGGGATCGCCCGCGGCTGCCACCGTGAAACGGTTGCGACCGATGACGAGATAAGTGCCGGACGCTCCGGGCAGCGCCTTGACGCGGCCCGGAGTGGCGAGATCGATCACGAGCTCGACGTCCACCGCGATCGCGGCTGCCGCGACGGCTGGGAGCGATTCGGGATACAGCCCGAACAGCGCGATACTCTTCGGCATCACGTCCACTTCGCCCGAGGTCACTTCGTCATTCAGAAGCACGCCTAGCGGCACGTCTGTGACGAGAGTTCCTACCTTGAAGTGGCGGTCATCCGCGCCGCGGCAGACGACGTAGTTTTTCGTCGCGATCACCGCGGTAGCATCGAGACTCACCGTCCCGTGACTGGTTTGCTGGGGAGTGAAGACGACGTTCGTGGCGAGCGCGCGGCCACGGAAGCGATTCGCGAGAACCGCGAACAGCATTCCGATCCGGAACAACGCTCGTCTGAATCGACTGCCCACTTCCCGGCGACGGTGCACGCGGTTTTTCGCGAGCCAGGCGCAAGCCGCAACGGCGAGCGCGAGCGCGCAAATGAAACCGGTCCATTGTTCGACATCCAGCTGCAAGAACGCGAGGAGCGCGGACGGCAACGGTTCGTTAGGCTGACCGGGATCAGCGATCCCGGCTACAACCGCTGACGTTGTGATCGGAGCGACACTGGCTTGCGCCGGCGCCGTGGTGCCGAAGAACAACGCGCAGACGAACGCAATGATCAGCGACTTCGCGGCCGCGGTGATCGCAGCGATGATGTCGGCCTTTTTCGTCGCGCCCTTCAGGTCGTAATTGTTGGCTGCGGCGAGATCCGTGAGTCCCGCGATCGTCAGCGATTCGAGATCCACCTTTTCAGGTTCACCGTCCGCATGCGTCTTGATCACGAGGACTTTCTCGGTGATCGGGCGCTCCTCGACGGTGGCGGAAACGCTGAGCTGATGGTCGCGCAGGTATTGCTGCTGCTCGGCATCAATGGCGAGCTTCTCGGCAAGGAGCGGTTCCGTGCCTGCGGCCATGAGCGCTTTCTTGCGGGCGAGGATCTTGTCCGGATCGAGAGTCTTGGGAAGACCGACCGTAACGACAGGCGTCTCCGGTGGGAGCGTGCCTGGGATGGCTGCGACGGGAGCTTCGTTGACCGCGAGCCCGCGACCGCGAAGGGAATCGGCGATCGCCGCGCAGGCGAGACCGATTAGTAATGTGATTCGTTTCATCGTTTTGATTTGGTGTATTGCTTGGTTTTTGGTGCTTGGGATTTGGTGCTTACGCGGCGGCGGCCGCGGTCGGTTCCATCGCCTTGAGCAGCGCGACGTCTGCCGGGTTGGTGCGCATCTTTTGGATCGCGTCGTCGATGGAAAATCTCGGATTGTCCTCGCGGCCGGCAGCGACGATCTCATCAACGCGCACATTGAAGGCGAGCTGCCGGCCGCGCGGCGTGGAGAGATCGGAGTCATTAACCGGCTTGAGCGGATCGAGCTCTCTCGTGTTGAGCGCGGTTTTCTTCGCGTTCAACTTCACGAGCGCGGCGGCGAAGTCGGCTTCGAAGTCCGTGCCCCACTGCGGTTTTTCCGCGGCGGTGATGAGGCCCTTGTCGATCGCACGATCGATGTGCGCGTTGATTGCGAGCTTCTTGAACTTTGTCGCTTCCGCGGCGGCGTTCGTCGCGAGAGAGCGCGCGGTTTCCAATTCGGTGGCAGCCGTGGCCACGTTCGTGGCGAGTGCGTTAACGGCCGTGACGGCTTCGGCGTGGTTCGCACCCGCGATCACGATTTTAATTTTCTTATCGCCGGCCGGTACTTCCACCGGGGCGGCGTTGTGTGCGAGCGCCTGCGCGTGCGCGGCATTTATCGCATCGTCGTTCGCCTCCTCGGGTAACCCGAGGAGGCTGGTCAATAGTTTTTTCATGGGTTTGATGTGCTGGTCTCCAGCGGGTTGTTTTGGGTTTTCGTCGACGTTTGTCCACGGCTTCGCGGAAGCCATGCGCGGCATGTTCGTCATGCCGATGTGATGAAGTTCATCTGGAAGGATGAGGCCGGTGCGTTGCGCTTCGACCTCGCTGTAATTCCAACCTGGCGAGGGATAGACCCAGTAGCCTTCTAGCTGGTTTTTTCGCCCCAGATCATTCAAGGCGACCTTCACGCGGGCACGATCAGGGTGCGGATCAATGTCGAGCACATTGCCCAGGCGAGTCTCATCGGACCAGCGGTCGGGATTCGCTGGAGGATGACCTTTGTAAATTGGCAAGCCGCGGAAATCCTCACCTTCCCTCATGCACTGCGCCTGCAGTCGCAGCTTCATCTTGCGCGCCAATTCGGGCGTGAAGCGCTGCACATACTTTTTCGCGACGCCGTTTTCCTTGGTCCAATAGTCGACCTCGCCATATTCCGGCATCGGCATCCAATCCCCTTCACGTGGCATGGGCGCGATGTTGGTGGCCAGCGCGTAAGCGAAACAGCGATCGGAAACAGCGGAACAAGCTGCGCCGACAGCTTCGTTGATGGCGAGAAGGCGCGACGGTGGGAAGAGAGAGTTGATGAATTTTTTCATGCGGCTTGTCTTTGATCTGCGGCCTGCGTGTAGCCCTGCTCGAACGAGGTTTTGAGAATGGCCGCGAGCGCGTAGGCGGATTTCGGTGACGCGTTGATTTCCTTCAGCAGCGACGGGAGCTGCGATTGCAGCCAGGCGATCTTGGAATTGAACGCGATACCGGGTTGCTCATCCGCGAGGACACCTTCCATCGCCGAGCGGAGCGGCTGCAGGTCGTTTGCCAACGCACGTAGATAATCATCGCGGAGCGGCCCGAGGAAGCGCTCGAGATCCTGATCCCCACTCGGACTGACATTCGTGGCGATCATGGCGCCGCCAGGGACGGACGGTTCGGCCACGGCGGGCGCGGTGAAGACGAGCTTTTCAGTGTCTTTCGCGAGCGGCACGTTGAGCCGTTTCATCACCGGCTCTTGCGGAACTTTCGCGCCGAGGGCGACCATTTCGCCGACCAGGTTCGCCAGGATGGTGCGGTCCTCGTTCTTCGGCGCGTCGATCGAGACACGCGCCAGGACCGGCGCATCGCCGAAATACCAGCGCAGCACGGTGACATCGATGCCGGCATTGAGCGTCTCCGAGATCCACGCGCAATCCGCCCGCTCCCGCCGTTCTTCGCCTTCCTGCTGCAAGCTGGCGCCGACACTTTTCTCCGTGCCGCCGCGCGATTGCGAGCTGAGATCGCTTCCGAGAAACAGCGAAGCGAGATCGCGCTTCACCTCCTCCATAATGGTGTGCATGGGCAGCGACGTGCCCGTGGTTCCGCCGCTCGGCCAGACGATCTCGACCTTGTTCTCGGGTGCCCCGAACTGCGTGCCGCGGTAGTTCGAGCCGAGCGATCGCGTGAGCGCTACGGCTGATTCGCCCTCCGGCGTGCCGCGCTGAGCGGTGGTGTGGACCACGAGGCCGGGCGTCCCGAATTTCTCCGAGAAATTGATCATGTCGCTCGTGGCGAGCTTGTCGTAATAGGCCAGGACGGAAGCCGCGAACATGAGCGGCGATTCCTCGCTCGTGATCAGCCAGGCTGATTCCTCGAGCGCCTCGCCCGAGTAAGCCTGCGACATGCCCAGGAACCGGAGCTCGCCCGTGCGGCTCTCGAAGAATTCCATCGGCACGTATTCAAACTTCGCCGTGAGGCTCGGGACCTTTGCGCCGCTCGGCAGCGTGATCAGGCGCGAGCTGTCGGGATTCCAGATGAGATGATGCGCGGCCGTGCCGAAGCTTTTCGCTTCCATCATCTGCATGGCGATCTTCGAGAATCCGCCGCGGACGTTGCGGTTCAGCGCGTGGCCGGCGCGGCAGTTCGCGTAAAAGTGTTCCAGGACAAAGGCCTGGTCGTAAGCCATCGGAGAGTCGTCGGTGCGCTCGACGACGCGCGGCCGGAGCGCGACGGCTTCTTCGCGTTTCGCCTTAACGTTGCGGATCGTCTTCTGCTGTTTCGCGAGGCGTTCCCAGAGACGGGCGGCGGGCACGAGATAGCCGCCGAGGTAACTGTCGAGCGCGTTCGCGAGCGTGGCCGCGTTGAAATTCGCAAACGGGTTGAACCGGCGAAAACTGAGCATCTCGAGCTGCTCGGGACTGAAGAGTTCGATGTTCGAATTTGTCTGCGCCTGGGTAACGTCGGCATCGAACCCGCCGCCGATTGGCGTAGAGGTCACAGGTCGGCGGTCAGAGGTCGGGATTTCGAGCGTCGCGGCGCCCGTTTTCGCGCCGGCATGGCCGTTGATACGCTTGCGGGCCATAATCAGCCTTCGCCTCCCGAAAAATTCGCCCGGTTCTGGCTCTGCACGGCGTCTGCAAAGCGCGCGCGGGAGCGTTTAGCGCCCGAGACAGGGCCCAGATCGATGGCGGGGCGTACAGCGCGTCGGCTCATAACGCATACCTCGCTTCCGTTTCAGCCTCATCGCCGGTCCGGCTGGCCGCGTATTCGTCCCGAGCCATCGCCTCGAAATCCAGCGGTCCCTGCGTCCCGCTAAGCGCAAACTCCGCGAGCTTGCCGGAATCGAACGTGTCGCCGTGCGCGCCGGTCATCGAGTCGGGCGTGCAGATGTAGCGGCCCGCGTCCTTCATGACCAGGCGGTGATCGGTCTTTAGATATTCATCCGGAGGGAGCGCGATCCGGCCGTCGTTGACGCTAGCGGCGTAGATGTCCCCGAGGTACGTTTTGTAGTTGATGTTGCCGTCCCGCTCGCTGTATCCAGGCGGCCGCGGCTCGACCGTGTTGCCGCTGATGATGAGCTGCACCGGAATTTTCGGCGCGAACAGATCCGCTGTTTCTTCCGCGAAGTAACGTTCGTTGCTGGCGTCGATGCAGAGCCGGCGTGCCGGTCCGCCTTCGCTCCGATCGCGCACAGCCCTGATGATTTGCTCGAGCCGCTCCCGCGCGACCTGCGGCTTGCGTTCTTTCCAGACCGCGACTAGGCGATGAAATCTTTCGCCGCCGATCCGCTCTGAAACCGTAACGCTCGATGGGTTACTCAGCTCGCCGGTCGTAGTCGCAACGTCGAAGCCTATGCCGACAGCCCCATCCTTTAGATTCGCGCGCAACAAATGCACGGCGCGGTTGAACTCCGCGTCACTGTCGACATAGACGAAATTGCATTGGCCGGCGCCGCGCCGTTGCGCGGTGAGAAGCGCAATGAGATCAATCACGGCCGCGCCGCCCGGCTTGTGGTTCAGCGCATAGCTGACATCCCATCCGGCGCGCAGTTGAGGGAAACGCCGGCATTGCTCGTAATCCATCGGCTTGCCGTGGTCGTCGTAGAGAACGTGCCCCGCCGCGTAGGCGTCCTTGAGCGCGACGCGATGAATCAGCATCCCGCCCTGGCCTATGTAGAGATGGCCTTTCGGATTCGGCGGGAACTGATCTTCCTCCGTGGAGGCGGTGATCTCCCGCGGCATCGTCATTTCGAACCAGGGATGCGCGTCGCTCAATGAAAGGTTCGAGGCGAAAAGCATCGAGCGGTCCGGCGTGTCGCGCATCATCGCGTCGGCCGAATTGATCAGGTCGCGCACTTCCGCGGGCGGCATGTAGCCGATCTCATCGAAACCGACGAGCGCGCGATAACTCCGGAAGGTCGAAACGCTCGGAGCGAGGATCAGCTCGCGCGAATAATTCGTGCGATCGAAGTAGAGCCGCAGCTCCAGTTTCCGCGCCTGGTAAAGATCCGCGAACTCATTTTCCGAAACGTTGGCGTAATTCGCGCCGGTTTCAGAATTGGCGATTTTAAAATCGAGCCCGCCCTTTTCCGCGCCTGATTCGAGCACGCTGCGCACGGCCGCCGCTTCGGCGCTGATGATCTCCGCCTGCTCGATCGCGGTCACCGTCATGCCCACCAGCTCCTTGCCGAGCAACAGGGAAGCAGAGCAGCCGATGACCGTGCGGCCCGGCTCCTTGCTCATGTCGTCGAAATATATTTCGCCGAGCGTGGTGGATTTCCGGCAACGCCGCGCCCAATACAAACCCATCAATCGCGTCTGCCGTTGCGCGACCTGGCAGACCTGCTGATAAAGCCGGCGCGCTCGCTTCATTTCGGAATCACGACTTCCCCGCTCGCCTGGAGCGCGTCCACGTCCTTGAAGAATTCCTCGCGGAGCTGCGCGATTTTCTCCGCGTTGCTGATCGGCGCCGCGGCGATCTCCTTCGCGCGTTTGTCTTTCGACCAGGTGAGGAAACGCTCGCACGTTTCGATCTCGAATTTGTCGCGCTGCAGCGATTGGTCGCGCGCTTTCAGGACCAGCGAAAAAATCGCTTTCACTTCCTTCGGATCGACCATCGGATTCTGGGCCAGCTCGAAAGCTTTCTGCTCCAGCGCATCGATCGTCGCCTGGCTGAACTGGCCCGGCTGGCGCTTCAACTCGACGCCCACTTCCTGGGCTAGCCCGACCGCTCGCCGGCGCCGCTCCAAGACATAGGCACCCACATACGATTGATAGAAGGAGGTAAGCGCTGAACCCGAAGTGGACGTTTTGAATTTTTCGAACACGAGCTCCTTGATGCTCTCGTAACTGAGACCAGGCGTGAGCAGCCATTCGCAAAGCTGCCGCTGCTGGTCCTGATCCAGGGCGTCCAGCTTGGAATCCGATCTTGGTTTTCTCATTGCTCATCGGAGTTCCGCCAGGCGCGCGCGGCCGTTGTCGGTGATTTTGTATTTCAGCTTCGAGAACTCATCGCGCTGGCTGATGATGCGATGCCTCTCTTCCTGATCGCGAAGGAGCGATTCGAATTCCGTAGGCGTGATGCGAGTCGAGAGCCGCAGGTTCACGTCGGCAAAGAGCGTGTCTTTCGGCAGCAGATAATCGCCGACGGCGTCGAGCGCGGAGAGCAAAGCGCAAAGTTGGTTAGCGGTCATTCTTGCCCCCTGCCACTTGGCGGCCCGTCGAGCTGGCCGCGCATCCGATAGAGCACTTCCACAATGACGTTGAGACGATCGTGAATTCCTTCACGGGCGAGGTCGGCTGAGGCGGCGTTCGCAGTAAGAGCATTGCGAATTTCGTGCATCGTCTGGTGCACGTAGGCGCGCATTTCTGTCAGCTGCGCGGCCGTGTCGGTCTCCAGCTTCAACAGCGCCGAGACGGTGGCGTATTTGTCGCTCATCTTCGGCTCGAAGAAGAGCTTCTTGACGCAGAGCGCAAAGGCCGCGGCCGCCGCGAGAAAGATCATCATCTGCGACAGCCAATCCGCGTCCACGCTTTCAAATCCGGCCGCGATCATCGTTCGTTTCCTCCCAGGACGACCGGAGTGAAAAGAGCGATGACCACTCCGGCGCCCAGGAGCGCGACGGCCGTGCAGAAAGCAATGTCGCGGATCTTCATCGCGAGGCCTCCGCGCTGGTTTTCTTTTCCGGCCCGCCTAACGAATCAAACTGGCGGAAGCCTTCGTAGACCTGGCAGCCGGTGAAGAGGAGTCCGCAGATTGCACAGATGAACACAGATTTGCAAATCTGCGGGGATCGAAGGGTGCTGAGAACCTGCGGATAATTCCTCATCGGAAGTCAGCCCTCCGGAATGGCGGCGACGTCGTTGCGAAAGGAGAGGTCGCGCCGAAAACTCGCGGGCCGAATTCGGTGTCGCGCGTCAGCTCCACTTCGTGCTCTTTCACTTTGCAGCGGCCGGGCAATTCCCGCGCGAGCTGCGCGGCACGAGCTTCCCGATCGCGCCCACGAAATCTGATTACCTGGCCAGCTGGTAGCATCATGATCATTCGAACTCGTTAGGCCGGGAGAATTTTCACGGGCCAATGCCAGGAGCGCGGCACAGGTTGTTCGGAGAAAAGAACAGATCTTTCCCACAACAGGTGCGGCTGCGGGCCGTCCTGGAAGACCTGCAGGTTCACGGTGCGATCGTCGTGCACGCGCACGATCGTGGCAGGCAACATCGCTTCCAACGCCACCGGGACGCGGTCCGGAACAAAAATTACCGTGCGGCCGATCGTCGGAATCACGATTCGCGGCTCCAGTAAATGAAGGCGAAGAGCAGGACGAAGAACCCCGCGATCGCAATCCACGCCGGCACGCCATGAGCGACACAGGCCACGCCGGTCGCGCCGTAGACGACGCCGAGGGCGAGTGCCATCGGCGCGGTGGAAGAGATCTTCATCGAGAGAATGCCGAACTAAGCGGAGGGATCTTTCGGCAGCGCGTCGTCGACGTGGAGAAACTCCTTCGACATCAAACTGCAGCTGATGTAATCGGGGCACGGAACGATCGCGATGTTGCACGCGTCCGACTGCGCATTGTGTTCGATCACGATGCCGGAGATCGGATTACCGTTGTGACCGCGTCCGACAACTTTGTCGCCGACCTTTACTTCTCTGCCGTTTTTGTAGTGCATAGTTTTTTCCTGCGTTCCTGTTTTCCTGATTCGTTAGGGTCCGAGCCGGACTGGCATTACGGACTCGCCGCGACGGTCTGAGCTGCCAGCGCGAGGGCGGCCGCTTTTTCCGCAGGCGGCTTTTCTGATGCGGCGAAAATGCGCGCGATTTTATCGCTCCACTTTTGCGAGTCGCTGGAATTGCCGACCCAGTCGCGCCAGAGCTGCTTGACGTCGTCCTCTCCGGTAATGATCGCCTGGTAAGCGACGGCGCCATTCGCGAGCGACTGCGTGAGATCGACGTTGCCGGCGCGGTAATCTTCGAACGCTTTGATCGCCGTGGCGAAGTCGGTGGCGAGATCCGTGCCGACCTTTGCGACCGAGCTGGTGGAAGCCGGCGCGGTTTGTTTTTCCGCGCAGCCCGAAAGGCCAGCGGTCAGAAGGCAGATGCCAGCGATCAGCAGCGGGAAATTGAGATTGACCGGAGGTGGATCTTTCGGCGCGGGCGCGATGATACTGTTCGCGCGGACGCGGCCGTAGATGGCGAGGATCGTGCCGGCAAAAGAAACGACATTCAGAATGCCGTCGACGAGCTGCGGGGAATCGGCGTTGATATCGACGCCAAACGCTTTGAGCGCCATGGCGACAAAGGCGACGACGCTGCCCCAAATAGTTTTACTTTGGAACCACGGCTTTGTATTCATGCCGTGCAGACAACACGGCTGCCGGAAAAGCCGCTAGAGCTGGATCGGCTCCATCGGCTCTATCGGCGAAACTTTTGCGGAAACCTGAATCAGAAACTCAGGAAGGCAGGAAAAGAAGCCGAGCGCCCTTTGCGGATCAGGATCACGATCCAGACTCCAAAAATCACCGCGCCAATCTGGTCATCGGTCATCGCCGGGTTTGAGGAAAGAAGAAGGTGACCGGAGTCCGAAACGTGAAAGGCGGACCCGGCTTGAATCTAGTGCGCTTCACTCCGGCGAGAGCCGCTCGATCCAGTAAAGGAGAGCCGGTGCTGAATCCCATCCGGACGGAGGTGACGATTCCCGCAGCGTTCACTTTCGCTACTACGGTGCCGCTGCCGGTGATTTGATCCCGGAGCGCTTCATAAGGATAATCGAAGTGTGGCTTCGTGATCAGGCGCGAGGTCACGTCCGGATTCGTCGATAAGAGTTCCCTCTCTTTCGCAAGCGCCGAGCTCGCGCAAATCGCGCAAAGAATCGTGACCAGGAGTTTTTTCATGGCCGCTGCTTTCTGATGTCTTCATTCATCGCGGCGAGCGTCTGCCGCGATGTCCAGGTGTCCTCGCGGATTGACTCGAGAGTTTCCAGGACGGCGCCGCCGACAAAGAGGACAGCGGCGATAAGGAGAACCATGAACGCCTCGATTTCGTGAATCGCGCTCTTCGAGCTCATGAAGATAACGACACTCAGGCAGGCACCCAATAACCCGGCGATGTAGAAGAAATATTTCATCCTGCTTAGCCCTCCGTTTCCGTATCCCAGTTGAATTTTTTGACGCGGCCATCGGCTCCGAAGATCAGGACGCTGGTCCGGATCGGAGTGGGTTTGAAGTTGAATGGGATCATCGCCTTCCCGAACACCTCACCCATGTTCAAAAGGTAAACCCAGTTCTCGCCCTCATCGGTCAGCGTGCGGCGTTTCGGTTCGCCGTAGCGCGCGAGGGCCTGCGCCTTGGTCATGCCGATGAACGGCGGTTTATTCGCCTCGGGCGTCGACATGTCGCCGACGACGTGCGGTTTCGTTCTGGGTTGCGGTGCATTGCTCGCGCAGCCGGCGAGGAGCCCGGCTGCAACAAGGAGGAACAGTTTCGTTTTCATAGTTCGACTTTCTGCGTGAGGCCGACCGGATAGATCCACACGAGATCGCGCTCCGGGTAACGCATCGGCTGGTAGTTAGGATTCATGGAGTGGAAGATCACTTCACCGGCGCCGAACTGCGCGCGCTTGAAGAGCACGCTGCCATCACGCAATTTCGCGACGACCAGGTTGTCGTTCTTCGGTTTGAAGCTGGGGTAGCAAATCGCGATCGTGCCTTCGCCATATTGCGGCGCCATGCTATCGCCACGGATGCGGACCGCGAAGGCGCGCGGGTCTTTTCCATCGTAGGCGAGCACGCCTTCGTAATCGTAAACGTCGTCGAACTCGATCAGCTCCCCAGCCTGCGCCATGGAGATGAGCGGAATGTTTTTCGGCTTGATGTTGTCGGTCGTCGCCACGTCCGGCTTGGCGCCGAAGGTTCGATGCACTGGACCAAGCGACGGCGGATGATCAGAGCCGCTCATGAGATCCTCCGGATCGAGCTTCAGCGCGGCCGCAAGCCTGCGAAGCTGTTTTTCGTTCGAGCCCTGGACCCGACCGTCTTCGATCTGGCGAATGTAATCCGCGGGGACCTTCGACAGTTTCGCGAGATCCTCGACCGTGAGGTTCATCGCTTCGCGCGTCTTCTTTATTAGAGAGCGCGGTCCGCCATCTTCCTCCGCCACGCGGGAAGTTTCACTTCCGTCGTTTTTATCGACGAAAACGTTCTCGATCAATTCGAACTTTTGGCGAAGGAATTTTCCGGGCTCCCGGCCGTTCTCGAGTTCCGAGTAGTAAGTTCTCCCTATGCCGAGACGCTGCGCGGCCTCCGGTTGCTTCAAATTGTTCCGCACCCGCCACCTTTGGAGGCGGTCAGAAAATTTTTCACTTTCGTTCACTTTTTCTGTTGACGGTTTGATTCTGTGAACGTTTACTAGGTGCACGTTCGTGAACAAAGTCGCACAAAATAAACTCTCGGCACAAGGAAAATCTTTCCGGCGCCGCGCCAAGATCGCATTGCTCGGCAAAGCGATGACGATCGAAGCGCTCGCCCGATCGCTGCGGCCAAAGAGGCAGCGCTCGACGGTGAGCAAGGCGATCAATCAATTCCCGCGGTTCCCGCTGGTCCGCAAACAAGTGGAAAGGGCGCTTGGATTATGAGCGGGGGTAAAGCGATTTACTTCGTCTGCCACCAGGCGATGGCGCGCCTGCCGGAACTGACGCGCGATGATCGCCTCAGTCTTCTCGCGGGCCTGAAGCTGATGCTGCCGCGCGCGGAGTTCGAGCAGTGCTGCGTGATCAACAACACGATCTCGGAGCAAGAGGACGCGCGGCGTCGCACCGAAGAAGCGCAACTCATCCTGGAGGACCTGCTCCGCTCATGAGCACCGCGCTGATGGAATCGCCGAAGAAAAAGTTCACCGCGACGGACGCAGAGTTTGCGATCGCGCAACGGAATTTCGATTTCCTGATGCCGTTCCGGAAATCGATCCTGACCACGCCGGAAGTGGCGACGACGATCCGGCGCGAGCAGGACTTCGTGCGCGAGCTCGGCAACGACGGCCGGCTCGAAGTGCATTCGGACAGCGCGTTCGGTGAGCGCAAGACGAACCGCTACACGCGCCGCAGCGTGCTCGTCTATTTCGCGCGGACCGCCGAATACGATCCGGCGCAATTCGTCGACGGCTTTTCCGACCTGCTTAAGTCGCTCAGTCCGGACCAGCTCACGAAGCTGATCGTCCTGGCGACGCACGAAAGGGCGAACCGATGAGGAATCGTCCGCAGATTTCGCAGATGGAAAGCCCGGCCGCTCCTTCACCCGCGTTACGGCACACAGATTCTCTGCGGGGTTCAAAAGGGCTTTTCGAATCTGCGGATAAAATTTCGGGAGGCGTGCGATGAAGGCTCCGCTGCCGAACGAAGATCCGCGGCGCTTCCGGATTAAACATCCGGACTTCGGCTATCTCCTGTCGTTTAAGAGGACGGAATTCGACGGCTCGAAATATCACGAAGAGTTCACGCGCGATCGAGCGAGGGCTCCTCACTTTTCGCGCGCCCAGCTCCGCGAATCGAAGGACGCAAACGGCAACGGGCTGATGACGCTCATGGTCCAGTCCTACACCGGGATAACTCTTGAGGAGGTGCTGGTATGACCTCCGCGACGATGGTGCGGCCGTTCACGATTCCGGAGTTTAGCTCCACGGAGGAAGCGATCGCGTGGGGCGACACGATTCCATTTTTCGCGGTGCCGCTCGTGCAGGCCTCGATGCGCCAGCTCGATGAGGAGATCCGCTGCGCGAAGGTGCGCGGCGATGCGCAGGGGCAGGTGGATTGCGCGACGCGCCGGCAGCTCCTGCGCGAATCGATCGAAGGGCGGACGCTATGAGCAACGAGCGCCACCACTGGCGGATCAATAAAGTGCCGGACGTTTTGGAGATCTGCGTGCTGTGCCGGCTGGAGCGCGTTTGTAATGCGTTCGACCACGACCTGCGCGGCCACCTCTGCGCGGAAGATTTAGAATTCTCGCGCAACGCCGAGGACGCATTGAAAGGCGCGCGCATCGTGGTCGAACCGGTCGCGTCGATTCTGGACCTATGAAGAAGTTTTATCCGCAGATTCCGCAGAGGAACACAGATTTTTTTCCTGCTTTCCTGCTTTCCTGATTATGTCCAAGCACAAGCGCAAAGCGAAGCGACTTCTGAAATGCCCGGCGTGCGGCATCGGCGGCTTCATCAACCTGAAGGCGCACGTTTGTAAGAAGGCAAAGACTCTCGCGAAACGTGTTCACGTAGAAATTGTCGCGCCGGCTGAATCGCTGGAGCAGATCGAGAAGGGTTTGAACGAGGTTGTCGATCTTATCGAGCGCAAGAGCGTCGATCTGCTTTACGACCTGGTCGAGGCCGGTTTGTTCCTGATGAAGGCCCAGGCCTCGCACGTGTGTGCAACCGTTGCACACCGGTCAGATGGACAGTTTGCCGAAAGCGAGGACGGCGGTTTCCGTGCGTGGCTCGAAGAAAAGTATCCGCGTATCTCGCGCCGGTCCGCCTACAACTACATCAACGCGGCCAAGAGCCTTGGCCTAACGATCGCAGACGGACGCGCAGCGATCGAAGCGCTCCGGAGGTCGAAAGCGCTGGCCGGAAAGACGGCGAGCGATCTCTACCGCCTGAAGGATCAGGAACAGCCGGAAGAAGAGGAGTCGCCGACGAAGTGGAGTCTGCTTCGCGACGCCGCCGTGAATTTTCGTTCGCACAGCGAGACGGTCGTCGAGCTCCGGCCGCAGATGAACAAGAAGGTCTACTCGACCGTTTGCGCGAGAGCGCTGCGCACGCTCGAGGAACTGACCGGCTCAACCTGGGACATCGTCACGGTTCGCCGCCAGGGCAATCACTTCAAAGAGCACGGAGACGTCTATGAAATCGGAAGCTAAAAAGGCATCTCACACAAAGGACACGAAGGTCGCGAAGGAGATCATTTGCCGGATTCATTCGGGAGTAATCACGGTCCGCGCGAACGGCGAAATCCTCCGGCTAGTCAGTCCGGAATTTCGTAGCCGCCGCGAAGCAACACGCGTCCGCCTGAGACTCCCTGATCTTTCGGTGTGGACTTTTGGCGGCGGGAAATGGATCTGCAACCCGGAAGTCATCCGCCCACTTCGTGTCCGTCGTGACCGTTGTGTGAGCTCCCCGGAGGGATCGCGATGACCGAGACCCTCCCGTCCGTCAAACAATGGCAGCGCAATCGCGCGCTGCTGTTGCATCGGGAGTTCACCGCCCTGGCGGCGCGCATGCAGCATGAAGGTGTTTTCCTCAGCCGAGGCGTGAAGGCGCTGGCGAAGCAGTTGAAGAACGCCGCCGTCCAGGCCGGCGTGAAAGTGAGCCGCCGATCCGGTGTCCAGGAGCGCGTGATGAAGCCGCTCCGATTCTCCTACGCCACGCTCATCCGCGAATGGTATCGCTGGAACGCGAACGGGACCACGCCCGACGCGCTCCTGCTCAACTACAAGGCCGGCCTCCCGAAAATTCCTGAGTTGCTCATCGCGGAGATCCAGCGCCGGTGCACGCTCCCGACTGGCGGCCGCGAGAAAGGTCTCACTCCGATCTCGGCGATCTACGATTGGCTGCGCAACGACTTCGCCGAAGGCAAACCGATCCCCGGAATTAACTACGATGATTTTCCGGCCGGCGCCGAGTTCCCGTACGCGGAGTCGACCATTCGCAACTACGCGCCCGCGCCGTCCGCGCGCGCGCTCGGCAATCGCGGGTTCGCCGCGTTCAAGGCGCGCGCCTGCCATGTCACGATGGATTATTCGAAGCTGCGCAAGTGCGAGCTGTTCATGCTCGATGACGTGCGGCTCGATCTGCTCTGCGTCCAGGATTGGTCGGGCGATGTGACCGAGGTGCGCTGCTACATCCTGATGGAAGTAGCCAGCCGCACGATCGTGGCGTTCATCCTCAAGCCGAAAGACGCGATCAAAGGCGAGGACGTGGACGAGCTGCTCGCGCACGGCCTGCAGACGCCGGGTTTCGGCCTCGGTGTGGGTTACACCACCTACATCAAATTCGAGCGCGGCAACGTGCCGTGCACCGAGGCCGCGCAGACGATGCTGGAAGGCGTAACCGAAGGCCGCATCCAGATCATCCGCACCGGCATGAATGGCGGCGTGACCTGGACCGGCGCGCCGCGCGATCGGGCGGTGGGAAATTTCGCGGGCAAGGCCGTCATCGAATCGTTCATGCGCCGGCTGCACACCGCGCTGCTGCATTTGCCGGGGCAGATCGGCAACCGGCACGAGAACACGCCGGCCAATGTAGGCTACGGCTCGAACACGCCGGGCACGCTGATCTATGAGACCGAGCGCCTGGCGAAGTTTGAAGTGAGCGCCAACAGCGCCGGCAGAAGGCTGCGGCTGCAACTGCCGATGCTTCGGCTCAGCCAGGTGCAGGCGGCCGTGCGCGAAGCGATCGACAAGCACAACCGCGAGCCCGGCCACGACTACACGGACCACGGGCAGTTCGTGCAGGAAGAACGCGAGCCGGGTGTGTGGAAAGACACAGAAGTCAGCGGTCAGAAGTCAGAAGTCAGTGCGGGGAGCGCAGGCTGCCAGCCTGCAGTTTCCGGCAGCTTGCCGGAAACATCTTCGCCGAAGGCGACAACCTACGTTCTCGACGCGCCGAAGGAACCGCTCACGCCGGAGCAGCGCAACGGGATGTATTGGCGCCTGTGGAAATCGGCTGAGATCGCGCAGCCAGGTCTCAATCGGTTTGCCCTAACGAGTCGTGTGCTCGGCTGCGTGAAGAAGATCACGCAGATGACCGACGAGGAATTCCTCAAGGTCTGCCACGTCTTCGAATCGATCGCGAAGAAAGGGGCGAAATGAATCCGACGGTCGGCACTTTCATCAGCCAATCGAAACGGGCGTCGATGAACTTCGCGATCAGCTACGGCTCGATCACCGTGTTTCGCCCGCCTCCGGCGCTTCCTCTTCTTTTCACTGGCGAGATGCCGCTCGTCTCTTTCGCCTGGCTCGACCGCAACGCGACGCCGCGCCACCGCCCGATCATCCACTCCCTCAACTGACCTAACGAATTATGCCTAACGAGAACTCTGAGAAATCAACCTTCGATGAATGGGCCTTGGTCGAACTCTTCGGCCATCAGCGCATCGTCGGGAAAGTAACCGAGGCGACGATCGCGGGCGGCGCTTTCATCCGCGTCGACGTGCCGAACGATGATGGCACCGCCGTCTTGTTCACGCGGTTCTTCGGACCCTCGGCGGTTTATTCGATGTCGCCGATCTCGCGCGAGATGGCGCTGACGCTGGCGAAGACCCAAAGCGCGGAGCCGGTGAAGCGATACGAGCTGCCGCCAGCGCTGACCGCAGGGCACGGAGAAACCGGGAACCCAGAGCGGGACACGGATCGACTCGAAGAGGAATTCTAAATGACCTTCACCAACATTCACGTCCAAGCCGCTCCGGACTCCGCGATCTCCGCGCCCTCTGCGGTAACACTTCCGCGCCTACGCAAAGTAACCAACGACCCCGCGCGCGAATACGCGCAGCGGCCCGGCGAAGTCGAGAAGCTCCCCAATGCGATCGCGGCGCTCATCCTGTCGAAGCAGGGCTTCAGCAAAGTGAGCCGCAACGGAATTCGCATCGAAGGCGTGACGGAAAAGCCGCTCGTGTTCTGGCACGAAAATTCGGTGACGATCGCGGAGAAGGCCGGCACGAATGACAAGGTCCTCTGGACGCTGAACCGGCTCCAGCCCGATGTGCTCCACATCCTCGGCAAAGACGGCGAATACATCGAAACGATTCCGCTCGAGACGAAAGCGGAATGGTTCAACCAGGAGCATCTCCACAAGGTCCTGGGATCGAAGCGCCGGAGCCAGCAGCGCATCATCGATCGCGTGGCGGCGCTGCACCTGCCCGACAGCGAAGCGGCCGTCGACGCCGCCACGGCCAACGATGCCGCGATGAAGAGCATCGTCCACACTTTCCCGCATGACCGTTCACCTTCTCCTGCGAAAGCGGGTCCCGAACGGATAGACCCCGAACATCCCATCGTGCGGGAAAACCTTTCACCAGGGCAGCGGTCCAACCTCGGCGTTATTAGGGGCGTCGAGACAGTTGAGCTGCCTTCCCGCGCGGGCGGACGCGCCAGGTCGTCTGCGCTGGGCCCCGCCCGCAATGCTTCGCACCCGCCTGCAGCGATGCAGCAGCTTCGGGCCGGTAGCGATGCGGGCGGGGCTTTCCCGAAAGCATCGCGCATCCACGAGATCCAGCGGCAGATCGATACGAGCCGCAAAAATCACGAGGACCGCGAACACGCTCGGCAAACGGCCAGCCGCTTCGGCGCGGCAGTGCGCGTGGCCGAGAAGCTCCAAGCACCAAGCTCCAAGCACCAACCCGCAGCCCTAACACCAACGGAGATCGAAGAATGGTAACTACACTCGAGCCAGAAGTCAGAGGTCAGAAGTCGGAGATCGCGGAAAGCAACGGAGCGCATCCTCCACTTGCTCCCGCGGAAGACGATGGCAAACGCGCTGTGGCCGCGCGCTTCAATATCGGGCGGCACATGCTGGAGAGCGCGCTTGCGAACGCCGCGCCGCACGAGCAAACCGCGATGGAGCGGTTTTGGAAATATTGCCATAGCCGCAACCTTGATCGCGCGCGGATCGGGAAGCTGCTGAAAAAATCGGATGGCCAATTCTACTCGTCCGATTCGATCTACCAAACGTTGACCGGCCGGCGTGGCAATGAAGGCGTGAGCCTGGGTCCGATCTGCCGGGCGATGGACGAGTTCCTGCGCGAGGTGGAGCCATCAACGGGCTCTGAATCCTTCATCGTAACCGACCTCGCGGAGTCGATGTGGATCTATTGCGATCGCGGGCTGCGGCTCGGCGCGGTCGGTTTCATCTTCGGCGACATGTCGCTGGGCAAGACGGATGCGGTGATCGAGCTGTGCACGAACCGCAAGGACAACCACAAGCGGCTCTACACCCGGATGCCGACGCGGGGACACCTGGTTCATTTCCTTCAGGCTGCCGCGCGCGGCCTTGGGCTCGGCGATCGGCAAACGGTAGCGAATCTCCGGCAGAACGTCATCGAGGGACTGCCTGACCAATGGATCATCGACGAGTTCGATCAATGTTTCCTCTCCATCCGAAACACCTGGGGCTTGGCCACGGCCGACTTCATTCGCGAAGCTTGGGACTATCGGCGGCGCGTCGGCCGTCCCATCAGCATCATCTTGATCGCGGACCACTTTGGACGCGAGCAGATCACAAAGGGCGAAAACGCGAAACGGCTGAAACGGCTCTGGCGCCGGCGCCTGCCGCGATTGCAGCTGCCCGACATGCTGAGCCGCGCGGACCGCAATAAATTCTCGCGCGCCGTGGGACTGCCGCCCGCCTCGAGGGAGACGGTAACTATCCGCACGGCGGATGGAACGTTTAGTGACAGCCCCATCGTGCTGGAGAAGGAAGTGATCGCGGCGAGCGGCCTGGGCTACTGGAAAATGATCCTCGCCGACGCGGCCGAAAACGCGCGGGAACAGCGCCGGCAGATCACGTGGGGCGCGGTCCTGAAATCTTACTCCGTGTTCACCGCCGAAGAAGAGAGCGACGGGACCGAGGAGGACGAAGCGTGAAATCCAAATCGTCAATTAGCGGGCCCCCCCCCCCCCCCCGAGATTGCCGGTGGGATTCTGGCCGCTGCTCACGTCGATCCTCAGCCGCATGTCGGCGCTCGAGCGCCAGCTCGCGGCGATCGCGCAACGGGAAAGGTGGACGCGATGAGTGCGCCTTTGCTCAAGGAGAAAAAGTCACGTGCGAAAACGAAGATCGCGGTGCTGACGGTGGAACTTTTCCGGCGCAAGGATTCGCGTTTCTGGCAGGCGAAAATCACCGCGCCCGGCTTCAAGAAAAAAATCACGACGCGCACCGTGATGAAGGATTCCGCCAAGCAATTCGCGGAGCTGGCCTACTTCCATTTTAACCGCCTAACGAAAGGAAAATCATGAACGAAAAAGCACCAAGCTCCAAGCACCCTGCCCTCAATGCTTCGCATAGCGATGCAGGCGGGCAAGCTCCAGAGAAATCCCAAGCTCCAAAGCCGGACCGGCCTTTCATTGACTACGCCGGCCACAAGGAATTGACGCCGAAGAGAAAGGCTCGGATCGCGAAGCGGCTGGATCGCGTGCTCGGCATCAACGACCGGATCGGCAAGCTCTGTGAATTGAAAGAGGCGCTGCTGGCCCGCGCGATGCGCGACGGCCTCACCCTCAACGCGCCCATCACGCTCGCGGACGGCAAGCTTTGGAACCTGCGCAAACCTGATGGAAAATTCGTCCGGTTCGCCGAGGTCGAGTTGAAGAAGATCCCGACGTTCAAGCGGCAACGTGACGTTGCATCCACCGAGGAGGCTCAATGAATCGAGCGAACTGGGACGAGCGAGATGCACGGTTGTGGAGGTCGCTGCGACCGACTAGCCCGCGATGGGTAGCGGGTGATTTTCCGGGAGGAAAATCATGAACCCGACTTTCAGCACACGGAAACGCCTCAGCCAAATGCCGGCGCCGCTGCCTCCGCTAACGGCGGACGAGCGCCACGCAATCTACATGAATCTCCTCGGGACTATGTGCGTCTGCGGCGGGGTTAAGAAGCGCAACCAGAGTCTTTGCCGCAGTCATTATTTTCAGCTGCCGTATGCGCTTCGCAGCCTTCTTTGGGCGAGCGCAAACTACCCGGAAACGTTCGTCCGCGCGTGCCGGTTGCTCAAGCTCCAGCCGCCGAAACCAGAGGGCGCGAAATGAAGCGCACAGGCAATCTTGAGAAGGCCGCGTCGATGGCGCGTCAACGCCTTAGCCGAATCCCAGCTGGCGCGCTGCAAACTGCAGTTCTTAAGCGGCCGCGGTTCGAGGTGTTGAAGATGAAGGTCCCTCGCGGCGACGCCGGCAGCAGCATCGAGGTAGCGAACGTGCTGAGCCAGCGCATGAAAAAGAATCAGCGGCTCGTGTATCTCAAGCACAACACGCTCGTCGGGAAGTGGGCTTACTGGACCGCGATTCTCGAAAACCGCGAGGAGGCAAAATGAGCGTGCGCGCCTATCCGTTACAGTGGCCGAAGAGCTGGCCGAAGACTGACGCAAAAAAGCGCGAGCCGGGTCAGCAATTCAAGCAGAGCCTGGCGGCCGCGCTGAACGGTTTGCGCCTGGAAGTGCAGCGGCTCGGAGGCAAGGACCTTGTTCTCTCCAGTAATTATTCGCTCGGGAACGAACACCCAAAAGAACCGGGCGTGGTCGCTTACTTTGACTACGACGGAAAACCGGTTGCGATTCCGTGTGACCGCTGGGCTCGAGTAGAAGCGAACGTCCGCGCGATCGCGCTGACGATCGAGGCAATGCGCGGCATGGAGCGGTGGGGCGCGAAGCACATGATCACCGCGATGTTCTCCGGCTTCACGGCGTTGCCTTCTCGCACCGGCCCAAGCTGTTGGGATGTCCTCGGGATCAAATCCGAGCCGATGCCGACCGAGCAAGTGGTGATGGCCGCGTACCGGACGAAGGCGCAGACCGCGCATCCGGACAAAGGCGGATCACAGGAAGCATTCGTCGAACTCAACAACGCGAAGGACATCGCGCTCTCCACGATCGAGAATTCATGAAGCAGCTCGTCGACGCTTTTTTTAATCTGCCGGCGAGCCAGGGGATTCTCCTGATCGCGGCGGCCGTGAGCGTCGTCGCGATTGTTGCGGTGATTGTTTCCCACATTTCTTTCCGCGCCGGCCAGCGCTACGCCGAAAAGATCGGCGCGCATTTCTACAAGAAACGCCGCGAGCTGGAGTCCATCCGGTTATGAAATTCATCGACCAGGAGAAGTGGATCGACCAGGCGATCGCACAGAAACACCGCGCGCTCGAAAAGCTGGAACGCGTTGATCACTTCAATGAGCAGCTCGAGGGCGACATCGCCGCGCTCCAGGCGATCAAGCTCACCGTGAACCGCCACCGCGCCATGCGGGACGCGGTGAACACGGTCAACCGCATGGCGCAGGCCGCGCAACTCCTGAGGGAAACGCCATGAACCTGACGCACCGATTTCCAAAGTGGCTGGTCCGTGAACGCTTTGAGATCACTCATTCACCGGCCCTGGATCAGCCCTTCGGCGTGGTCATTTTCGATAAGGTCTCCGGCCGTTTTCGCGGCAACGGCCACTCCATCGGCGAAGCCGCGAAGGCCGCGCTGAAACAGCGCGATGGGACCGCCACAACCAAGTAACCGAACCTTTATGACCAAAAGAACTCACCTTTTAATCTCGATCGCCGTCATCACCGTCTGTCTTGGCGTAATCTATCTCGACAGCCGTTCTCATCCCACCCAACCACCAGCGCCGGCCTTCACGCCCGATCCGGCCGTAGTGCAGTTCGTGAACGGCGGAAATCCTTTCGCGATGCCGACGCCACCCGAGCCCTGGCTGATCGCCGACACCGCAAATCCTAACGAGCCTCCGGGGACTTCACCGAAGAGCACGTTCCTGCGCAGCAAAGCCGAGCCGGTGATCACGAAGGATGGGACCGCCTGGAAGATCGCGTTCAAGCCGTGAAACTCTCGCTCGCATCCACCGCCGATCTGTACGCCGAGCACCGGCGCACTGAATCCGCGCGGAAGAAACAGAAGATCGCCGCCGAGCTGCAGCGCCGGCATGACGAGATGAATTGCCTGCCTGGTTACGACAACAGTTGGATCATCTATCAGGGACCCGGCGTCGGCTGGTGT